CACAAATCCATGGATGGTGACATTCTTACAGATTTGATGGATGTAGAAATTAGTTCTATCAACCATTTTTATCGATATGAAGTTAACCATGATGTCGCAGCACGTGTTCGTGATGTTTTGTGGAATGAATTAGTTCACACTCCAACCCAGTGTATGAATGTGGCTTACTGTGTCCATTGTGGTAACCCGTCAGGATGTAATTGTACAACTATAATCAATACGAATGGCTCTGATCGGTATTATAAGCTCGCATGGCTTGGTTTGGCCCCTATGGAATTACGATCTATGAAAAGTTTCTATAATGCTGTGTGTGTAGTTGCATATGGCGACGATTCTATTGTCTCTATTAAAAGAGAAGTACTTTCATGGTATAATTTTAAAACAATATCTGAACATCTTAAAGATTTGTACAATATTACATTCACTATGGCTGATAAGAGTGGTGCGATGCTGGAGAGCAAACCCATCACAGATTGTATTTTCTTGAACAATGGCTTTAGACGTGATGGTATGATCTATCATGCTGTTATGGATGAAAGCACTCTGCACGAAATGGTTAATTGGATTAGAGATAGTGATGATGATTATGCTGCCAGCGTTGTTAATGCTAATATGGCCTTAATGATGTGGTACCATTATGGCATTGAGAGGTTTACTAAAGAGCGCGACCTCTTACATGCTGCACTCGTTGAGGCTGGAAAGAAGCATGGTAATATACCACACCTTTTGACATGGGATTATTTGGATATGTGTTTTGTTACCGATCGCAACCCAATAGCTACAGATGATGTCCCCATCATTGAGGCTAATAACACGATAGTTGAGACCATTACCTCTTTGCCACAACCTGAAGTCAAGAAAGGATTGTTTGCTTCTTTGTTTCGTAGTAGTAATACTACTACAGTAGATTCAGAAGGCGGCCGTACATTTGTACGCTTAGCCAATTTTAAATGGAAGAAGATGAATCCTGACATCAAGTTGCCTGTTCAAGATGCTTATACAGCAGGTAAATGGGCTTTTCTACACTGCTATTCTACTGACCCTGAATTAATGGAATTTATGGATGAGTTTGTTGATATGTGGTTGGTAGCTGTTGAGATGGCCAAGTCTAATGTTGATTATAGTGAGAACCAGCCGTCTTACACTCCCGAGGGTCATATATCTTTTAATTATCTCTTAACTATTATGCAATATGGATTTTTGTTGGATGTTGTTCCTGATGATACTGATGAGTTTACTACTCAGTATTATGTAGATTTACCCAATACGGAT